CGGTCGCACGTTCATCCACGGCAGGGTCCCAATCCCAGATCGCAGGATCCTCCTCGGCCAGCGTCAAATCCACACCACCATCAGGCGCCAGCCGCCAACCCGTCACGCGCGCTGGAAATGGTCCCAGCCGGTCGAGCGCCAGCGTCACGCTATCCCAGGGCCGCAACCGCAGCGCAGAAAGATTGGCCGGAAAGGCCACCTCGCGCTGGCGGCGATTGCGTTCCAGTTCGGCCTTCATGATGCGCTGCACGGTCGCGACCGAAGTGGTCAGGGGAAATTCCATGCTGCGGTAAATCGCCTCGCCGCCATCTTCGGCCACGTAATTCGCAGCGAGCAAGGGCGGTGCATCGGTTGGCTGCCAGTTTTTCGCAGGGTCCACATAGACCGCGCGCACGCCGTTAAAGAGATCCCGGCGCGGGCGACTGCCCTGGATGGTGACATCACCGCGCAGCGCATTGGCATTGAGTGTGAATGTCGGCAGCGACGGTCCACCGGCATGAATAAAAAACCGCCCGCCCGAGACCACCATCGCCCCCGCCATGGCAGCGACCAGTTTGCGCGTAATGGCGATCTTTCCCTCGCCCAGCGAGACACGGCCATTGACCGTGTAGCGCTTTTCATAAACCCCGGCGCGGGTGCCAATCAGCTCGTCACAAATATTGGCAGCGGCGATCAAGGCGGGGATATCGATATCATACCAGGATGCCTTCCAGCCAAAGGGCGCCGTCAAGTACCAGGCAAGGCAGAGCGCGGGATTGTCAGACCAGCCGGTGGTATTGGTGCGTGGGTCCAGAATGTTATTCGCGCCCTGGACCAGGGCCGCGATATTGGGCGGGCCAGAGGGAAAGGCCTGGGCAGTGATTTTGAGCCGTACCGCGACATAGGCACGCCCGCGGCCACGATGATTGGCAGTCCATTTGCCGCCGGTCTCGGCAATCAGATTCCCATTGGCGGCTTGGTCCGCCGCGCCCAGATGGCGATCAATCCGCACCAGGCCATTGTATTTTGCATCGGTCGCCAGCGTATCACCCAGCCAGACATCGCCGATGGAGTGCACGCGATGCGCGGCGAGCACGACGACGGCATAAAAATACCCATCGGCGCGGCCCTGATCATCGGTGGCAGAATGGATGAACACGATGGGCCCGCCGACCTTGCAGCGGCCAAAGACGATCTGATGCTCCGTGAGCGGCTGTCGAAAGGATTGTGTGCGCCCCGCGCCCGGGGCTGTGGCGTCATCGCCCGCGCGGGCGGGAATGACGGGGGCTGAGGGCGGGCGCGTCGGAAAGACCGAATTGCCAACGCTGGTAATGGCAAAGGCAGTGCCGGCGCCGACCAGCGCGCCGATGATGCCACCACCGACTGCGGCTGAGGCCACCGCACCGACGGCGACGGCAATGATCGGGATGGCGACGGGCATTCAGCCAATCCTCCAGGCAGTATTGCATTTCGTAATTGCTGCGGTGGTCAGGCCGCGCGGCCCAACAAACGCCGCGCGTCCGGCTTCGACCACCACGCCAAGTCGCGGCGGATCACCGGCCAGGACGATATCGCCCGCCCGCGCAAAGGCCGGCGCGATGCGTGGAAAGCCTGCGCTATCGGCTGAGGCTGCAAGGCAGGGAAGGATCTTCACGCTGGGCTTGTTGCCAGTGACAGCCTCAACAGCGGCAAGCGCGAAGCTGGCGCAGTTCCAATGCCGGGCGTCAAAAGGGCGTGCTTCCGCCACCGACAGCATGGCTGTCAGTCGCTCGGGCCAGTTGGCTAGTCGCATCTCAACCCCGGAGCGGCCGACATTGCGGCCAGCCGCTCAGCTTCGGAGACTAACCGTCAGGAGCACCGCAAATGTGGGCTCAATCGGGAAGTCGGATCTCCGCCTGCATGAAAGTCACTGCGCCACCGGAGAGAATGACGCGCTCTTTCTTGAGTTGACAGCTGAGCCGTCCGCCACGTGCCGAAGCCTGGAAGCCGCTAAGGCTGGTCCGCCCGAGACGCGCCGACCAAAATGGCACCAAAGTCGCATGAGTCGACCCAGTGACTGGATCTTCCGGAATTCCAGCAGCGGGCGCGAAGTAGCGCGAGACGAAGTCCACCGGTTCGCCGGTGTGTGTCGTGCCACCCACTCCAGTGATCACTAATCCGAAGGGCGCAAGGTCGGCGATACGGAGCATGTCTGGCACGTATGCGGTCACTGCCGCGGCGCAGCTAAATTCCACGAATAAATTTTCGAAATTTCGGAATGACGAGCAGATGCCTTCAGGAAACAGCAGCTCGAATGCAGCCGGCAATGGCTCCAATGGCTCGGGCATCAGGCACGGCACATCAAGCGAATACCTGTCGCCACCATCCGATTGCACCCTTAATGTCCCGACACTGCGGGTCTTGAACACCAATTCGCCTGTAACGCCATGCTCAGTGACGAGTGCGTGGGCAGCTGCCAGCGTGGCATGACCGCAGAATGCAGCCTCGTGGACAGGGGTGAACCATCGAATGGTCCAAGCGTCGCCGATACGTCTGAGGAAGGCAGTCTCTGCTAAGTTGTTTTCCATCGCTATTGCCTGCATCTCTGTGTCAGGCAAATCTGCCTCAAGGACTATAACTGCGGCAGGGTTGCCTCCGAAGACCTTGTCGGCGAAGGCGTCGATTTGGTGCATGATAAGCTTGCGCATCGTGGAAAGCTAACCCAAGAAATGCCGGTAGACTAGTTTCGTCGCCGTGCCCCTCACTGCGCCGGCAGGCGTATCTCCGCCTCCTGCAAGGCAGGCACATATTCGAAAAACCTGTCGCCCTGATATTCCGCCTGCTGGTCGGCATCCGTGTAGCGCCGCACCTCAGCGCGCTCCAAATCAACCAAGCGGCTTTCGCAAGTCAGCGCAATCCGCGCCTCGGTCCCATCCGTCACTTCCATCACATCCATCAGCCCCGCCCAAAGCGGGAATGGATCAGCGACAAAAGCGCCCTCGGCATCCAGCAGCACGCCCCAAAGCCGCGCCGGGCGCAGGCGAAAGCTGCGCTCGGCCAGTGCGATATCCACCACATCCTGCGGCACCGGTGAGAGCGAAAGAGTCAACCGCACCGCGCGGAGTTCGACGGTTTCCTCAATTTCGCTGACCGCACCAATGGCGCCCAGCCCCTCAAACACCTTGCCCGCCCAATGCAATGGCCCGATACCCGTCCAGGCCCGAAAAAAGCCCGAGGCGAAATCAAGCTCCACCAACACCACAGGCGCCGCGATGGGCGATGCCGCCGCAGCAATGGCAGCGGTGGTGAGGCGTGGAGATGGATTGCTGCCTGACATTACAACGCCTCCTCAAGCCGGATGGTGATGGCCGTGAAACGCCCCGGCCGCGTTGGATTGGCCGCCTCATCATCCGAGACCAGGCGCATCGGCACGGTCGGCTTGGTCAAGACCAGCTGCTGGTTCACCAGCAGCGCATCTCGCAGCGGTGGCGCTATTGGAATGGTTGCAGTGCCAGTGCCGGATGCGGTGATGGCCTCGGTCGCGATATAGAGCCGCCCGGCAAGGCCGATCATATCGCCCGCACCAATCGCGATGGCATTCGGATACCAACCCTGCGTCTGGATCGACAACGCTCCACGCGGCGCGCCCGTGGCGAGCGCAGGATTGCCCGACCCCACCACAAAGCCCGTGCCATCGGTAAAGATCGTCTCATCATCAAAGGAGAATGGCCCGCTTGGCACCTGGCCCTGGCTGCGCGGATCGCCACTGCGGAATTCCCGCCGCCAATCATAGATCCTGACCGTATTAAGCGAACCGCCCAGCGCCGCAAGCAACCCTTCCAGAATGCCGGCGCGCACGCGGTCCAAAGGATCAAAGCTCGCCTGCGCCACCCAGCGCGCACCTTCGCGCCGGAGCACCTGCGCCTGGCGCGTGATGGGCGAGACAAAGCGCGTGGTATTGTGCTGCAGATAGAAAGTGAGCCGCGTCGGGCGCAGTATTTCTGGCCAGGCATATTCAACCATGGCTGCTATCCCCGCACTGTTTCATAAGCGCTGCCGCCCCGGCGAATGGCGTCCAGCGTCATGCTTGATGACTGCCGCGCAATCTGCCCGGCCAAAATCCGCAGCCGCGCCTCCACGCCGGCGTCCGCGCCGCGCGCATCAATGGCGATGGAGGTATTGATCGTGGTGCCACCCGGCGCGTTGCCATTCGGTAGCACCGTTCCCGTCTGGCGCGGCACGAACCATTCCGGCCCGCGTTCGCCAACGATATAGGGCTGCCCCGCCGCCACCGGGCCACCCTCGGCACGGAACAAGCCGCCCAGCGCATTGCCAATGTCGGTGAGCCAATTGCCGACACCAAGGCCCGACAACCCGGATGAGACAGCATTGCCCAAGGGTTCGGTGATGGTGCGCCGGGCAATGATGCGGGTGATGTCCTGCAACAACCCCTTCAGGATCTGCGACAGTCTTTCGCCGCGCACAATCGCGTCCTCAAAGGCCGAGGAAAAGGCAAAGCCCAGATCGCGCGCCGCATCGCGCGTATTCTCCGTGCTGCGTTGCAGGCGGCGTTCCGTCTCCTCCAATTCACCAAGCGCGCGATCGGCCTCACGCCCGATGGTCTCGGCGGGGATGGGGCGACCGGCGCGCTCGGCACGTTCTGCCAGATCAGCGAGGCGTTCCAGGCGGCGCTGATAGCGTTCATAGGCGGTCTCATTTTCCAGGATCAGACTTTCGCGTTCCCGGATCAGGTCATTGAGTTCGCGCTCTGCCTCCCGATCGGCGCGCGGAATGGCGGCGGTGCGGCGCGTGGTGCCTTCAATGCGGCGCAGCGCCTCATCACGTTCCTGTAGCGCGAGGGCTTCCAGGCGGGAGCGTTCTGCGGCGGTGACACCGCCTGCCGCTTCGGCCTCGCGCAACCGACGCACGCGTTCCTCATAGGCGCTATTGATGCGGAAACGATCATCCAGATCGCGCGTCAGGTCCTGCACTTCCTGCGTGGCGCGGCGGCGGCGGGAATCACTCGCGGCCTGATCGGCGCGTTCCTGTTCCCCGAGCCGCCGCGCCAGCGCCTCGCGCTCGGCGGTATCAATCTCAGCCAGGGTGGCGAAGTAGTCGCGGCGGAGGTCATCCAGCCTTTGCTGCGCATCCACGCCGGCCTGTTGTTCGGCGGTGCCGATCAGCCCGGGGCGGATGCTGTTGCGGCGCGGTGCGTCACGCGGGGCGTCATTGCCATCACGCGCGGCTTCAAGCCGGCTGAGTTGCGCCGCCAGCGCATCAGCCTGACGGCGGAGCCCCACCAGGCGTTCTTCCTCACTCACCAGGCCAGCGCCGCGCCGCAGCCCATCCATGGCGCGGGCGGCACCGGACAGGGCGCGCGCCAGCGTCTCGGAAAGGCCAATGGCGTTATCCAATTGGCCCAAAAAATTCTGCGTTGCCGCGTTCAACTGCCCAAAGGCGCGGCCGAGTGACAGCGGCGCCTTGTCCAATTCCGCGCCGATGCGTTCCGTTGCACGCAGCAGGGCGGGAAAGACCCGGTCGGCGGTGAGCTTGCCCTCCGACCCCAGTTTGCGGAGTTCCCCGATGGAAACGCCAAGTTCCTGCGCCAGGCCCTCGGCCAGCAGCGGCATGGCTTCAAGGATGGAGCGGAGTTCATCGCCCTGCAGCACGCCCGAGGCCAAGGCCTGGGCCAATTGCAGCGTGGCGCTGCCGATTTCCTGGGTGGAGGCGCCGGAGACAATCGCCACGCGCTGCAAGCCACCAACAAGCCGCACGACCTGATCCGATGTCGCGCCGATATCCCGCGCCGCGATGGAAAAGCGCTGGAAGGCATCAACGCTGTCAGACACCGCGACACCGGTGGAGAGCGCATTGCGATAGAGCGCCTCATAGACTTCCCCGGCACGCGCGACCGAGCCTGTGGCGTTTTGCAGCCTGGCCAGGCTTTGTGTCAGTGCATCGCCGGCTTGCACCAACGCACGCGCTGCGACCGCGACGCTCGCCAATTGAATCCCGCGCGCAGCGATATCCACGAATTCCAGCGCGCGGGAGGCCCGTTCCGCACCGCCCTTGATTTGATCGAGCGAGCGCTGCCCGGCCTCACCCACCTCGCGCAGGCCAGCCTTGACGCGCGCGGCATCGTCCAAGGACAGGCGCACCGAGACACGGCGGGTGGCGTCAGCCATGGGGCTTTTCCTCCTCCTGCCTTTGGCTTTGGCCCTCGGCCATGCCGATGCGGATCGCCATCAGCATTTCCGAAGCGGCCCAGCCCTGCGCGCCGAGTTCGCGTGCGGCGGCGAGGGCATGGGTGAAGGGGAGCGTGATGCCGCCCATGCTGGCCTCGGCGCAGGCGGTGCCGGCGGCCCAGCAGGCATGGGCTTCGATGCTGAGCGGTGCGTGTTCTGTGTAGGGGCAGGCATTGGCGCAATCGCGCTGAATGGCCGCGCAGCCGCGGCAATATTCGGGCCCGCGGCCGAAATGCCAGGCGGCGCGGGCCCTCAGGCGTTTCCCTCGGCGGCCACGGCGACGACAGGGGCGGTAGCGCGATCCCAGAAGGCGGCGGCGATGTCGTCCAGGTCCATGAGGCGTTCCACCGCTTCGGGGGAGAGTGGGAGTGGCTTGCCGGCGGTGTCGCCGACGCCCTCCCAGGCGGTGACGGCGTGGCGGGCGAGCGCCTTGACCAGAAAGGCGAAAGCCAGGCCGCGCGCCATGTCGGGGTCGAGGTCGGGCTCGGTGGCGCGCAGGGCGCCGAGGTTGCGCGCCGCGGCGGCCTGGGCGGCGGCCATGACGGCGGTTGTGACGGGGCGGATTTCCACGCGGACACCGCGCGGAAGGGCGAGCCAGTAGGGGGTGGTGGGGAGGTCTAGGGTGAGCATGGGGGGCTCTCTTTTGAAATTCATGTGGAATTGGCTCGGCTTTTCGTGATACTTCGATCAGCCTATGATGATGGTCCGGTCCCGTTTGCTTGCTTCGGAGGCCTCTGTCTCGAATCCAAATGGACGTTTGGTCTTGGCCAAGACCGGATTGGGTGTTGGAGCGCAATCGAAGACGTTGAAGGCCCACTTGATTTGTGGCACGACTTTGGGCCAAGGGCCCTCTCAGGCATGGTACCCTCCGAAGGCCGCGAGGGATGCCGACTTCGCGCCGGCGAGCGCGGCTAAAGTTTGTTTTGCCCCGCCTTTGCGGCACAACTAAGCGATAATTTTCAAGGATTTGTAACCGCTCGGAAGAGGGGGGTTGACAGCTTCATCGGTCCAAGGGCAACAAAACAGGACTTTTGGGGGAAAGTAACATGCGAATCGTGAGTGCTGCCCAGTTCGTAGACGGGCTCATGGCCGCGCTTGCGAAGAAGGGCGTGACATCTTTGTCTCTCGACGATCCCGAGATCGATAAAAAGTTCGGGGAAGCCTATGACGATTTGCTTAATAGGGCCGAAGAGCTTGGAATTGTGCCAGACTTCATTATATCAGCCGATCAAACATATGGTGACAGTATTTGCCTGCGTGACGCTATTCTTGATATTCGGGACTCTAGGTCGGTTGCGCTTAATAATCCGCGTTTTGTCAAAATGACTATGAAGTTCTCCGGGCCAAACACACCGGATGCAGTTCTTGACGATAACACGGTTCCTCGGGCGGTGCTTGAGAACCTGGCAGAACAATACCTAACTTCGCTCTCCAAGTAATTGGTTCCGGTCCTTGAGAAAGTAGCGTCACTTATTTGCGATCGCTACATTCGTCCGTATGTCGAGCGGATACAAAAAAATGGACTACCTCGTCTCGGGGCCAAGCAAATACACGACCCACTCTGGGGGACTATTTCGTTAAGGCCACTCGAAGTGGCCATAGTGGACAGCCCGCTACTGCAACGGCTGCGCCACTTGCGGCAACTGGGCGTTGCCCACTGGGTCTACCCGAGTGCAGGCCACTCACGTTTTGAGCATAGTCTCGGCGTGCTGTTTCAGACACAGCAATTAGTCTCGGCAATTAATAGATCAGCGGAGGCCAAATACAGTCAACTGGCCATCACCAACGATGACAGTCAAATGTTGCGCGTCGCGGCACTTATGCATGACGTTGGCCATCCGGTGCTTTCTCACGTCTCAGAGTATGCCCTGAGACTCGACCCCAAAGCCCTTCTGGAAGTGCAGCGAGAGCGCAAAGCGTTCGGCGAGCAGGTTACGGTCAGCGAGCTCGTCGCTGCCAGGATCGTACGCTCCCCGGATTTTGAAGAGCTGCTACACGCCATAGGCGTCGAGCATGGCAAGGCCAATCTGCCGATGACGAACTGGGTAACAGAGCCCAAGGCATTTGCAGACCGGGTTGCAAAGACTATTTTGGGGCAGAGCGTGTCGAGCCGGTTGCCGCTAATGCACGAAATTATCTCGGGTCCTTACGACGCAGACAAGCTCGACTACATGGTTCGTGACCCAAAAGCAGCGGGCATTCCGCCGACGATCGATATCTCCCGCCTAGTTCAAAAGCTCACAGTTGAGAGGATGGATGCGCAGTCGCTCCCTGAGCAGATTGCCCGACTCGTTCCCCAGGGGACGAGGGATGCGTATCTGTTTGGCTTTCCATGGTCCGGACTGTCCGTGATCGACGAGCTTTTGCTGAGTCGCATGATGCTATACGCCAAGCTTTATCGGCATCCGAAGGTCGCCGGGCTCGAGGCGATCGCTCAGGTTTTACTCGACCAACTTGACGTCCTCGTAGGCCCCGAGCGCGTCGTTCAGTTCATTTACGGCGTACTAGACGACCAGCTTGTGTTAGCTGATCGGGCGGATCTGCTGGCGAGACTCAACGTCGTCGAGGCGGACATCATCTCGCCGGAGGCCACGCGGGCCGCCGAGCTCGCGGTCGATCTGCTTCGTCGTCTGAGAGAGCGGGACCTTTTCGTCCGCGCCTTCGCGTTCTTTGCCGGGCAGCCCGAGAAGGACGAAGACCCCGTCAGCGGCGTCTACGACAATATCGTCAAGGCAATCGACGACCAAACCAAGCGCGACAATCTTAGGACTTTAATCGTCGCTCAGGCACGGTCAATCCTCCTCCTCCTTGGCGGATCGGAGCAGGATCCACTTTATCGGAACGCCGACCAACTGATCACCTTGCGGCGACTGCAGCCGCCGTCCCAGAAGGAGCTCCGCCACGCATGGATTTTTCCTAGCGGCGGCGCCCCGCGCACTTTCGAGAAGATGAACATTCACAAAGAGGCGTGGAGCAGCTCTTTCGTTTCGGCCTCCGCCAAGGGCTACGTCTTCGCTCCAAAAGAACTTGCACAGGTTGCACTTCTCGCAACGGAGGCTGTGCTGGCCGGCGAGTTTAATGTGGCTGTGCCAGATTGGATGATGGAAGAGACCAAGCAGTCCGCCGCCTCCGTCAGCGAAACTAAACTGACACTCCGGAGGCGAGGCTTTTACCGCAACAAGCCAAGGATCATCCGCCCGAGATGGCCTCGGCTTCAAATGGCGGACGTTGAGATCACCGTCCGCAGATATGCCGACAAATTCGGTGCCGTCCAGGATACGCTTGCCCCTGGCATGGGCGACGACCGCTCTGCCGAGGGTGCCTCGGCCCACATGCAACGGGCGTATACATGGCTCGATCAGTTTGCGGAAGATTTGGACATAGACTGTGCGCTCCAACTACTTGATAAGGCACGACTTATCTCGCGACTGGATGTCGTTGGTGCATTGAGGAAATTTATAGTGAAAAACCCTGAATTTGCGTCTGCTTCCGTGATTTCCCTTAGCAAGGGAAATGACAGCTCGCAGATTGTTCAGTACTTCGCGGCTGACGTCGGGGGCAACCTGACCTTCCATGGGTCGCTCACTGCCGCTGCGATGGCTGGGGGCGACGCCCCTCTCCTAGTTGTGGATGACTTTTGCGGATCGGGTGGCCAGTGGGCTAACCTGATCGGGTCGCTTTTCGGCAATGCTGAATTGAAGCGACCGGACCTGAACGAGCAGCGGTCCTTGGGCCTTGAGCCTGAACGAGAGTACCTACAGAATCGGAAAGTCGCCTTTGTGTTCACTGCCGGGTGGACAACGGGGGCGTCGGTGGTCAGGGCGGCCGCCGAGAAGGTCGGCATCGATGCCCAAGTCTACGTGCATCTCACTGAGGCGGTTCTTCCCTTCGCTGACAACGTGCTGGCCCGCTCTGAGCATCTTCGAGATTATGCGCCGACATTCCTGGCTGCCGCCAGTAGTATTGGCGGGTCTCTTTTGAAGGAAAATGAACCAGACTGGCCGCCGGAGAAGGTTGAGCAGCGTAAGCTTGGCTACGGCAACAGGGGCATGTTGCTGTTCTTTCCCTACAATGCGCCAAGCCAAACCATGACGTGCATGTGGGGAGAGGGGACGATAGACGGAGAGCGTTGGGATGCGCTGATCAGGCGCCGCAAGAAGGCCTAGTCAGGTCGCTGGGACAATCGGCTGCGGCAAGACCAAAGGACGACGCAAACCGAGACTATCATTGGATTTAGCCTGGATAAGAGCGTGCTGAGTGCCGATTCCTGTCCGGCGAAGCAACCGAACCAAGCTCAGGTCGGTCGTGCTTCCCTATCCACGCCGAGACACGTTGCGGAAACCTCGTGTCTCTGCATCGCCGTTGGAACTGGCCAAACGTTCCTTCATTCCGTGGGGAAACAGATCACCCATACTCACTTCCCACCTGCTGATTCTTCAACACCACCGTCATCATCCGCCCCGCCGTCGCGTTGAAGGCCGCGCGAAACTCAAAACTCGCCTCCACCCCCGCCGGTCCTTCGATCGGCGTCTTGGCTAGCGCCAGATACACCTCATGCAGCGTAAAACTCAGGCCGCGATTGGCATCAATGGTGAACCCAAAGCCGAATTCCGCCGGCGTGCCATTCTGCGCCTGCGTCAGTAGCGTGGTATCCGCGAAACGTGCCGTGATCTGCCCCGTCGCGCGCGCAATGCCGGGATCCGCACCTTCAATTTTGCGATCCGCGCGAATGGTACGCACCGCCTCAATGCTGTTGGAATAGGCCAGCCGCGCCCCCGTCACCTGCGCCAGCGCCGCACCGCCGCGCGTGATGGAACCCTGCGCCTTGTGAAAGGCGGTATATGCCGCCGTGGTTGGGGTCCCGCCCGAGGATGCAGCACCGCGCGCAGAGCCCTGCGCAATCACCTTGATCGTCGCGGTTGCAGGCCCAGTCGGGCTGAAATCCATCTCCAAAGCATCGGCGCGCGCACCAGCGCAAAGATCAAAGCTCGGCACATCGGGATAGCCGATTTCGATGGATTGGGATGGCAAGGCCGCCGCGCCAGACCCGAAGCTATGCGTGAAATTGGGCGCCGTGCCGGTGGTGGTGGGTGCGCCCAGCAATAGCCGCAGCCAATGGCCGAAATTGATCAGGTCAACCGGCACCACAATGTCACCCTGCACCGTCACAGTATCCAGAAACGGCGCGGCGGGATCACGATTGCCGCCAAGCCCGATCACATCGGCATCCAGTAGCGCTTGTTCCGCGCCCAGATTGCAGGTCAGGAAGGGCACACGCCGCCAATTGCCGCCAGGTGGCGTGCCATAGCTGGCCTCGGGGATCATCAATAGGCGCGAATTCGCGCCAATGGCACGGGGCATGGGGTTTCTCCTGGTGCGGGATCAGGCCAGCGGAGAGCCGGCAACGGTAAAGAACAACGTGATGGGCAGCGCGGCAGCGCGCGCAGCGGCAGCGCCTTCGGTCTCCACATCCTCAAAGGCTGGCGCGCCGGGCTGGGCGTATTCCACCGCACCACCTAGGCTTGGCTCGGCGGTAATGGCGGCGGCGATATCCATCAGCAGCGCATCCAGCAGTGTCGTATCGCTGGCCAGCACCTCAATCTCGGCGCGGTGTTCAATCGCATAGGCCAAGGGCGAGAGGATCGGCGTTTCCGCCACACTCTCCCCATCGCGCAGCACCACCAGCCCGCCGGATGGCAGGCGTTGTGGGATGGTTTCATTGCGGCGGATGCTGGGCGCGGGGTTACGCGCGGCCAGGCTGGCGTTCAGGCGCGCCAACAGGGCGGTCAGGGCGGCTTCGCGCGTGCTCATGTGCTTCTTCCTGTCTCGGCGGCCCAGGCCGCCACAAAACGCCCGGGCAGGCGGCGCAGCGCGCGGAGCGATGCGCCACGCACATCCAGCCGTTTTGTGAGCTTCACCTGCGGCAGCAGCAAGAACATCGGCACCATGCCGCGCGCGAGCAGCCCGCGCGCCCAGGCCTCGCGGCCCTTGCGATTGCCGGTGCCGATTTCAGCAACGCCTCCGGCAATCAGCCGCGTGCGGCGCCTTCTGCTGGTTTGCTCGCCCGCGCGGAGTGGCAGGCACCAGACAAAGCCCCGCCCGGATTTGAAGGGCCTCAGAAACGCCTGGCCAGAGGCCACCATTTGCGCCGGTGTGACGCGGAGCCCCTTATCGCCACGCCCGCGCCAACCGCGTGCGGCATTGAAGCCCGTCGGGATGGCGAGGAATTTCCGACCACCCTTGGCGCGGATCAGCGCGCCACGCTCAAAGGCATCAATCACCAGTGCTGTCTTGGTCCAGACAAGCCCGGCGGCGCGGAGCGATACGCCCGTTCGTGGAAAGACCTGCGCGCGCCAGGCGTTGGCAATACCGCGCGCCCTGCCGCCGAAGGCCGCAGTGACCTGGGTGCGTAGTTCCTGCTTAAGCGCCTCAGTCTCCTGTCGCACAGCGCGGGAGGCTGCGCGTTCCCCGGCGCGTACTTCCTCAACCAGGGCCTGGCGGAGATTGCCGATGCTGGCGGTCAGACGCATTAGCGCTGGCAGTAGACCCGCCACGCCGTGCCGGAACCATCCCGCGTCGCATGGCTGACAGTGAGCAGATCGGCGCCGATGGCAAAGCTATCGCCCGGCGCAAGGTTAGGCAGCAGGGAGATGGGCACGGAAAGGATATCGCTTGCGCCGATGATCTCCGTGTCAAAACCACTGGCGATACGATCGGGCGAGGTGCGCAATACGCGCAACGCCACCAGGCTGCCGGTGCCGCCAGCGCGATAGAGCGCATCCACGCCAAGATGCGGGTCTGCCAGCAGCGCGGCCATGGCACCGTCGAATGCGCTCATCGTTTCAGCACCTCGACAATGCGTGGCAGCGTCTTTTCGGCGGAACGGCCAATGACGTAACCGCCAAGGCCGATCTCCACGATGTTCCAGAGCTTGAGTGCCTCGGCCTCACTGATCCCCGGCGCGGACCAGCCGAGCCAGCGCAGTACGATGAGGATCCCGAATGTCAGCATCAGGATTGGTCGCCAGCAGGCGGCGAGCCAATGTTCCGATTGCGCCTCGGCCTTGATGATATCGGCGGCGGCTTTTTCCAATTCGCCCGCGCGCGCGAGCAAGGCGGCATTGAGTTCCGCCTCGGCCCGCTGCCGTGCCTCGGCATCGGGAAAGAGCCGCTTAAGCGCATCACCCAGGATCGGCACCAGCGCGGGCAGCAGCGCGGCGATCATGGATATTTCCCCCGGTCCAATTCGAAATGCGGGCCATCGGGAAAGCTTGGCCAATCACCGCCCCAGGTGATAGCCACTCCAAGCTTTTGCGCGGCACCCTTCATGGCGCTGGCGAGTTGCGCATATAGCGGCCAATCCCAGCGGATTTCGCCATTCTCCGGCACGCCATCACCATCATCCAGCCAATAGCCGAGATCGACCGCATGGCCTGTCAAATGCCGGCTGTTCATGGTGCGCGAGGCACCGAGTGCCACAAGCTTCGCCTGACGCTCGCGGGACCGCAGCCCCTCCAGCACGATGAAGGGTGCGGCCTTGCGTGCCTCGATCACCACGCGCACCAGATGGGGATGCACGCCTTGCAGGCGTTCATGGTCGCGCGCCAGCAGGGTGGTCATGCTCACGCCCCCGCCGCCGGGACGCGGTTGAGCCAGACGCGCACCGTGCCATCGGCGGCAAGCGCGGCCTGGGTTGCGATACCAACCTGGAAATTGCCCGTGGCGGTGGTGGTAATGCGCCGGTTGGTATTGTCCCAAAAGACGCGCACCCCGGCGGCGATGGCCAGCGCCGGTTCCTTGGTGAGGTCAAACACGCCCTGGGTCGCGGCCTCGATCATGGCGTTCTGCACGCCATCAACGGCGGCCACGCCAAACAGTGCGCCGACAAGCACGCCCTGGCCGGCGGAAACACCGGTTGCATAGGGCACGGCAATCGCCAGGCTATTGCCCGGCTGGATGAAGTTACGCATGGAAAGGTTCTCCTGAAACGCAACAGGCGCCCCGAAGGACGCCCATTGCGAAATGACGATGATGAAAAAGACGGAGAGCGATCACACGCCCGGATTGAACCAAGCCCCGCGCCAATCAATGGCGCCAACGCCGAAGTCGAAAATCACACTGACCTCGACACCATCCACGCCGGAGACTGGGCCGGTGGTGACTTGCGGTCCCTCGGCACCGTTCAAATAGCCATAGACATAGACCGGCGCTGTCGGCGGATCGGCAAACAGGTACCAGCGGTTATTCGGGATCAGCGGTTCGACCAGCGGCTGCACAAAGCCCGCATAGATATTCACATTGCTGGTCTGATTCGCCGCAACGCTGACGGTCAATTGCCGTGCATTGAGTTCAAGGCTCGGGCCGACCAGGAGCTTCATGGCATTGCCGACAGAAATCGGCAGACCATCCAGCGTCCTTTGCCGCAGGATTGCAGCGCGACCATTGGCAAGGTTGGTGATGTCCAAGGCACTCCCCGCCGCCGCCTTATTGGCGCGGGCGGCCGCCGTGCCGAATACCGCCGCCGGTCCATTGGTCAGTGTCGGGCCATCGCCATTGGCCTGGTTGAGCAGCGCATAGGCGGTGGCATTCTCGAAATCCGCCACGCGCCGGCCAATCGCAGCAGCGAAATCCGTGAAGGCGCCAAGGTCATCATTCACCAGCATCGGCCGCGTCACGCGAATGCGCCGCGCGAAGGTTTGCAGCAGGACGATTTCCTGGCTTTCCGACATGGTGCCGGCCTGGATTTCGCCATTCTCCATCAGCGGCATCAGCGTCGGGAAATCACCCACGCGCAGATGCCGGTGCGGCTTGAAGTCGCGGAAATCGCGCCGCAGGAAGATTTGCCGATAGCTCGGCGCCGCCGGCTGATAGGCTGCCAGCAGCATTTTGTTCGCCGCCGCCGAAAGCAGCAGCGGAAAGTCGGAGGTGGTGTGAAAGGCGCGCTCGGCGAGCAGCGTCGGGTTGCGCGGGACATTGCGTTCACCGCGGACGCGCAGCAATTCGCCGATCATGTCCGAGGGCCGCCAGCCCATGAATTCGGCATGGCGCCCGGTGCCTTGCGGCTGGTAGCCAGGCATGCTGCGCGCGGCCAAGGCTTCCGCCATGGCGTCCAGGATTTCGGATGGCGAGTCATGGCCCGGCCCGGTTTCCGGTCGCGCAGGAACAGAAGGCGGTGGGGCACTCTTCACCATGGCGTCGAACAGGGACCGGCGTGCTTGGTCCGGGTGCCAGCCGCGCTCGACAGCCTCACGCCGGATATGCGCGGCGGTCTCGGTGCCGACCAGAGCCCGGGCTGCTTCGATGGCGCTATCAATACCGGCGATACGCTCACGCTCGGCGCGTTGTGCTTCGGCACGGAGCGCCTCAAGATCAGGCGGCGTTTCCACCGTAGCGGTTGCGGGGGGCGACGCGGCAGGCGGCGCCGGAGGGGCTGCCGGGGTTTCCGGCGTCGTCTCGGTCATGGGTGGTTCCTCATCAGCCAGGGCAGGTTCAATGGCGAAACACGGCGCGCCCTGCGGCGCCGC